AGGGCTGCGTGTGTGCCACCTCGTTTTTCGGCGTCGCTCCCGGCGCCACTACGCCGACGCCGAGCGGTCAATCGTGCGGACCTGGGAGGCTGGAATGTCTGAGGACACCCCCGATCTGTTGGACGCCATGCGTGCCGGCGACGTGCTGGCCGAGGCTGAGCGTCGCTACGAGATCATCGCGGGAGTGCTCGACCCGACGCGCGAGCTGCGCGAAGGCGAGCGACCCCCCACGGGCACCGAGATCAAGTCTCTGTCCATCGAGGCCGACCGCCTCATCCACAAGATCGTCGCCCTGCGCGCCGAGAAAGCAGCGGCCAAGCAGGTCACCGACAAACAGGCCACCACCGATGGCGACAAGCTCGGCAAGGTGGTCGAGTTCGATGTCAACCGCTTCCGCAAGAGCGGCTAATCCTGCTCCCCTGGTCGACATCGCCCGGCACTGTGTGGTGCCGGACGACATTGCGTTCACTCGCTACTACGAGCTGATCGCCCCCGAGTTGCCCGGCATGGGCATCACGCTCGACCAGTGGCAGCAGGACATCTGGGAGATCGGCCTCGGCCTCCGCGCTGACGGCACCTTGTGTTGCGACGTCATGGGCGTGACGCTGAGCATCGCCCGACAGGCCGGCAAGACGTGGGGCGTGATGGTCGGCCTCGTGGCGATCTGCCTCTCTCGGCCCGGCACGACGGTCGTCTGGTCATCTCACCATGACCGCACCTCGAGCGAGACGCTGGCGAAGATCGCTGGCATTGTCGAGCGCCCCGCAGTGCGGCCCAAGATGCGCGGGCAGCACCCGGTCGTCTACACCGACGACAACCGTGGTGTTCACTTCGCCAACGGCTCCCGGATCTTGTTCGGAGCCCGGTCGTCCGGCTTCGGCCGCGGCTTCTCTGAGGTCGATATTCAGGTGTACGACGAGTGTCAGAATCTCCGCGAGGCGGCCCTGACGGACATGCTCGCGGCGATGAACGTGTCCGACATCGGGTTGGCCTTCTTCATGGGCACCCCGCCTCGCCCGCAGGAGTCTCGGCTTGGCGTGGACGAGGCGTTCAAGCGTCGCCGCGCCCGTGCTCTTGAGCCGGAAAAGCGGCGTCCCTTCAAGGGCGTGTTTGTGGAGTTCTCCGCGGACCGCGCCGCACCGCTCGACATCGAGGCTGACGGCTTCTGGGACCACCTCGCCAGCGCCAACCCGTCGTTTGGCTTCCGGGTCGAGAAGTCCGCGATCGAGCGCCTCGTCGAGAACATGTCCCCCGATGACGTGTACCGCGAGGTCATGGGCATCTGGGACGAGACAGCCAAGCACGAAGCAGTCATCCCGCTCGACACGTGGTCTCGTCTCACTGCTCCTGGTCCCGCCGACGGAACCCCGCCGCTGACCCTCGGCGTCGACGCTTCGCATGACGGCGTGCTGGTCGTCGCGGGCGCGTGGCGCACGGGAGAGTCGACCTACCTCGAGCTCTTGGCTGTCGACGAGTGGACCGACGACGAGGCTGCTGCGGACTGGCTGGCCGAACGTGGCCGCCGCGTCACGATCGTCATCGACTCGATGTCTCCGGCCGCGCGGCTGATCCCGATGCTGAGGGCTCGACGTTGCCGCGTGCAGGTGACGCAGACGCAGGACATGGGGAAGGCGTGCGGCGGGCTGCACTCGGCGGCGTCCTCCCCTGCCGGCTCGCTGGCGCACGACGGCCACGAGTACGTGACTGCCGCCCTCGCCGGAGCAAAGAAGCGGCGCATCGGACAGGCGGGCGGTTGGGGCTGGGACCGCCGCGACCCCGACATCAACATCGCGCCGCTTGTGGCGTTCACCCTGGCGCACTACGGCGCATCTACCAAGAAACCCCCTGGCGACTCTGCTCGTGGCGGTCGATCGAGCTCGACAAGATGAGAGGCGGTGTGGCGTGGTCCAGTACGACTCTCTGACCGTCCCCGGCCTCACGGCAGACGAGCAGGACACGCTAAACAGGCTCCTGGCCCAGCTTTCCGCCAAGGCTCCCCGCAACTTGCTTCGCCAGCGGCTCTACGACAACAAGGATGTTGCTCGCCGCGTGGGCGACACCATCCCGCGCCAGTATTTCAACATGGGCCTGGTCCTCGGCTGGACTGGCAAGGCGGTCGACGCGCTCGGCCGGCGCTGCAACCTTGAACGGTTCGTGTGGGCCGACGGCGACCTCGAGTCCCTGGGCGCCCGGAAGGTGTGGGACGACAACAACCTGCGCTCCGAGATCAACTCGGCGAAGGTGTCGTCGCTGATCCACGGGCCGGCGTTCCTCGTGAACACGGTGGGCGACGAGGGCGAGCCGGGGTCGTTGATCCACGTCCGCGACGCCTTGAGTGCGACTGGCGACTGGAACCCGCGCCGCCGTCGCATGGACAACCTGGTCTCCATCCTTGACCGCGACGAGCACGGCAGGGTCACCGAGTTTGCCCTCTACCTTGAGGGGTTGACCATCACGGCCGCCAAGAGTGGCGGGTCGTGGCAGGTCGACAAGCAAGAGCACCCCTGGGGCGTCCCTGTCGAGGCGATGGTCTACAAGCCCCGCGTGGGCCGCGCGATGGGTGACTCGCGGATCTCGCGGCCGATGATCGGGATTCAGCGTGCCGCCGTGCGTGACCTGATTCGGCTCGAGGGTCACATGGACATCTACTCCTACCCTGACTTCTGGCTGCTGGGCGCTCTGGCGAAGGACGTCAAGGGCGAGGGCGACGTGAACGTGGCGGCGATGGCGGCGCAGCTCGGCCGCATCCGAGGCATCCCTGATCTGCCGGCCGATGACCCGAACGCCCGCGACAACAACCTTGACCGGGCGGACGTCAAGCAGTTCCCGGCGTCGGCACCGACGCCGAACTTGGCGACGCTGAACATGCGCGCCAAGCTGTTCGCCCGTGAGGCTGCGCTGCCAGATGCGTCGCTGGCGATCACCGACTTTGCCAACCCGACCTCTGCGGACGCCTATGACGCCTCGCAGCGCGACCTCATCGACGAGGCCGACGGCACCGTTGAGGACTGGTCGACCGCCGTCAAGAGGTCCCACCTGAGGGCGCTGGCGATACTGAATGACCTCGACGAGATCCCCGACGAGTGGATGACGATTGAGCCGAAGTGGCGCGACCGTCGCTACACCTCGAAGTCGGCGCAGGCTGACGCGGGTTCAAAGATCGTCCCCCTGATCGCCGCGGCGTCATCTGAGGTGGAGCTCGAACTGCTCGGCCTCGATGAGCAGCAGATCCGCCGCGTGATGTCCGACAAGCGTCGCGCGGCAGGGTCGTCCACGCTCGAGGAGATCCGGGCACGAGTAGCCGGCGAAGCCGCCGCAGCCCCGCCCGCCGAAGATGCCGCTGCCATCAAGGCGAAGGCTGACGCGATGGGCATCCTGATCCGCTCCGGCGTGAAGCCGGAGGACGCTGCCACCCGAGTCGGCTTCAACGGCCTCGGCTTCACGGGCGCAGTGCCAGTAACCCTGCGCATGCCCGAGAAGGACGCCGCCAACCTCGAGGGCGGTCAGGATGGCGCGGGAACTCAGTAGGTACGAACGCTTCCGGCGCGAGGTTCGCGACCTGGGGATCGAGGCCGAGCGCGACGTCGCGATCCTGTGGCGCTCACTAGATGACGCCCGCGGCGCAAAGGACGCACTGTTTGACCTCCTGCCGGAGATCGTCGCGGCGTACCACGGCGCCGCAGCAGCAGCGGCAGCGGACTTCTACGACGACGTGCGAGAGATGGCCGGAGCACGCGGTCGCTTCACGGCGGTCGTGCTTGATCCGCCCCGCGACATGGGAACCGACGAGCTCGTCAAGTGGGCGCTGGGCGCCGCGAAGGACAACTCCACCTTCCAGTCGCTCATCGTCGGCGGCGTGACCCGACGCATCTCCAATGGCGCGCGCAACGTCGTCACGGGCTCGTCGATCGCCGACCCCGCCGCGAGTGGCTGGATGCGGATTGGCGGCGGCGGGTGTGACTTCTGCGCCATGCTCATCGGCCGCGGTGCCGTCTACTCCGAGGCATCGGTCGACTTTGCCAGCCACGACCACTGCAACTGTGGCGCGGCCCCTGCCTTCAACCCTTCGCAGGTGAGCGCCGTCAAGTCCGAGTTCGTCCCATCGGCTCGCCGCAAGTCGGAGTCCGTCAAGGAAGCCGACCGCGAGCGTGTCCGCGACTGGATCGCGGACCACCTCTAAGCCACCCGACGTCAAGGTCGGGCATACGCCCACGCGAGGCGGTCAACTCGCGGTCGATTGGAGCACGCATGTCCGAGGCACCCGTAGCACCCGAGGGCGGTAACACCCCCAACGGAGAGACGCCCGCCGCTGACGAGTTCAAGCCGATTGCAACACGCGCCGAGATGGATGCGTTCCTGCGTGACCGTGTTGCACGAGTCGAGAAGAAGGCGTCCGAGAAGTACGCCGACTACGACGACCTCAAGGCCAAGGCCGCCAAGCTCGACGAGATCGAGCAGGCGAACCAGACCGAGGCCGAGAAGGCAGCCAAGCGGCTGGCCGAACTCGAGGCCGAACTCACCACCACCCGCCGCGACGCGCTGCGAATCAAGATCGCCAGCACTCACGGCATCACCGACGCCGACGACATCGACCTGTTCCTCACCGGCACCGACGAGGAGACCTTGACCAAGCAGGCCAAGCGTCTCGCCGAGCGGACCGCAGATCGCAAGAAGGCCCACGTCGTTCCCGGCGAGGGCAAGACCACAACCGTTACCTCCGGTGACGCCGACCGCCGCGCATTCGTGCGGCAGTTGACCGGCCGGGAATAGAACAAGAAAGAGAGACGCCATCATGGCACTCGACACTTCATCCCTCAGTCTGCCGGGCACCTCGCTCGGCATCGTCACCGACTCTGCCCTCGACGCCGGCCTGCTCCCCAAGTTGGTCCCGAGCAAGCCGACTCTGTTCGGCCCCGTCAATGGCGCCACGTTCGGCGGCACCCCCCGTGCGCAGATCGTCGGGGAGTCCGAGCGGAAGGACGGCCAGGAGCCGTTTTCGCTGACCCCGTTCTCTGCTCAGCCCGTGAAGGCGCAGATCACCGTCCGCGTCTCCGACGAGTTCAAGTGGGCCGACGAGGACTACCAGCTCGGCATCCTCGACGACCTCGTGGCGCCGGCCATCGGCGCCGGCATGGGTCGCTTCGTCGATCTGTTCACCTTCCACGGGATCAACCCCCTCACCGGGACCGTCTCGGCGAAGGCGACCAAGTACCTGTCGCAAGCGACCAAGGTCGTCGAGGCTGCGGGCGCCCCGACCGACGAGCTGAACCAGGCGGTCGGTCTCATCGCCAGCACCGGGACCGCCATGCCCAACGGCATCGCGTTCGACGCCGCCTACAACTACGCACTGGCGACCGAGGTGTGGCCCGCGGGCACTGCTCTCGCCGGCCAGGAGCGGTACCCCTCGCAGGGCTTCGGCGCTGTTGAGAGCTGGCGCGGCCTTCGGGGCGCATCCAGTTCCACGGTCTCGGGTCGCCCCGAGCTCGCAGACACCAAGCTCCGCGCGATCGTCGGCGACTACACCCAGGTCCGCTGGGGCTACCAGCGGAACATCCCCCTCGAGATGATCGAGTACGGCAACCCGGACAACATCATCGAGACGGACGGCTCGCCGCGTGACCTCAAGGGCTACAACGAGGTCGCGCTGCGCTCCGAGGTCGTCATCTACGTGGCGATCGGGGACCTGGCGAAGTTCGCGCTCGTCAAGGATGCCGTCTGATGCCTCGCCTGCGTGACGCCCGGACCGGGGTCGTCGTGAGCGTCGATGACGCCACGGCCTCCGGTCTAGGTGCGGCTTACGAGCCCGCGGACGAGCCCAAGAAGGCGCCTGCCAAGAAGGCGGCGTCAAGCAAGACGAGCAAGTAACCAGCAAGGAGGGGTGACCCGTGGCGATGATCATCACGGTGTTCGATCTGCCCGCCGCCATCCAGTCCGCCGAATCGGTGGAGATGCTGGTGGCCGGCGCGAACGCCAAGGCGTCACGGGTCGCCCCTTGCCTCGCCGACACAACCACGCCGCCGAGCGAGGACCAACTAGCGGAAGCGAAGCTGGTCCTCGTCGGTGCCGTGAAGCGGTGGATCGAGGCCGGCGCGGGCTCGCTGCAGTCGCAGCAAGCCGGGCCATTCGGCGTGACCGTCGACACTCGCCAGCGCACCGGATACAACCTCTGGCCCTCGGAGATCGAGGCATTGCAGCAGATTTGCTCCACGGGCACGGGCCGCGAGGCGTTCTCGCTCGACACGGTGGGGACGTCAAGCCTCGCCGGTCACGCGCCCTACTGCGATCTCTACTTCGGCGGAACCACCTGTTCGTGCGGCTACTCCCTGACCGGCGTCTCCCCGATCTACGAGCCGTACTGATGAACTTCCCTCACGGCGTCATGGTGACCCTGGTCTCCACGACGGTCACCGACGACGGCCTCGGCAACACGACCGAGGAGTCAGTGACCTACGAGTGGGGTCCGTGTGCCATCGCACCGCGCTATGCCACCGAGTCGACTGACCCCCGTGTGGCGCCGCTGATCGTCGGCAAGACGGTCATGGGGCCGCCGCTCGACGTGGACCCGGCTGACCTGACCATCTCGTCGGCTGATTCGCTGATCCTGCCCGATGGCACCTACCAAGTTGAGGGCTTGCCGGGCGAGTGGGTGAGCCCGTTCACCGGCTGGGCTCCGGGGCTCGAGGTCCAGGTCAAGAAGGTCGGCGCGTGATGGCTGGCCGGGTGAAGCTGGATCTCCGCGGCCTTGAGGAGGTCGCCAAGTCCTCCGAGGTCCGCGCCGCCGTGCATGATGCCGCCGAGAAGGTGGCCGAGAATGTGAACGAGCAGGGCATCCGCGTTCAGGGCAAGCCGGGCGACATCGCGCTCCCCGTCAAGGTCTACGACGACACGACGGACGGAATGACGGTCAACCGCGCTACCTCCCGCGTGGTCCTCGCTCACGCCTCGGGACTCGCCGTCCAGGCAAAACACGGCGCTTTGTCCAAGGCTGCATCCGACGCCGGCCTCCGAGTCAAGGGCGACTAGTCAACCTTCCACGTCCAGTCGGTGTCGTTTTCCATCGTCACCGTGACGCGGGCGGTTTGGCCGTCGACCTTGGCGATGCAGTGAAACTCGCCGCCCGTCTGCCAGTCGAGGCCGTCCGGGCACGCGACGTTCGGATTCCCGTCGATTTGGTCGCGCATCTGCTTGGCGATGGTCGCCTCGATCTCGTCGGTGTCTACGGCCTGACCGGAGCATCCGGCGAGCAGTAGCGCGGCGAGCAGTACCCCCAGAGTTCTCATGGCCGACACGGTACGGGAGGCGACGTGACGCTGTACGTGTTTCCCGATCCCCGCGCCGATGTCGCGGCAATCCTGACCGCTGCAAAGCCGACGCACTTCCCCACCGCGACCATCTCGACCGCGTTCCCGACGACCACGCTCACCGCCCCGCACATCCAGCACGCCTGGGACGGCACACCTTCGCAGGAGTCGGTGCGCGAGTTCTGCACGATCCGCGTGACCGTGTGGACGCCGAAGGGCAAGGTCAGCGACGGCATCAACCTTGCGTCGTTGGTGCAGGCGGTCCTGCTTGACAGCGGCTCGTCGAACGTCTGG